TCACCTTTCGCATAATTGTATGCTATATTTTGCACACATTATATTTGAAATTTGTCTGAATTATCTTGTTCGGAAACTATTATTTCATAAGATTCATTCTTAAAAAAATCTTGAAGTGTAGGTACTATTATTTCTAAATGTTCTTCTCTATTCCGATACGGTATTATTATTGAGTATTTCATCTCCACTTACCTTCTTATATGATGCTTTTTTACCATCATTTTCTATTAATTTGAAACTGTTATTTATAAGTAACGATTCGATTTTTGATAAATCGTAATATAGAACGTCATCAAGAACTATGTAACCACCAGTTGCGACTCTGCTCATAAAGAACTCAACTTCTGCTAAAACATCTTTTAGTGCGTGTGGACCATCAAGATGAACCAATGCATAAGTATTAACAACGGTTTTACTTAAATTGTATATTGGAATACCACTATCGTATTTATCAAAAAATGTAGTATCTTCCAAACATATTAAATCAAAATTTATATTGTGTTGTAAAGCAACTTTATATAAAGCAATCAATGTATTATACTTCATATTATTGGTATAATCATATCTAACGTTCAATCCCTCTTGCGCATTATACATCAAGTTACCATACGGATCAATTGCAATAAATGGACGGTTGGTATTCTGAGTATCAATACATCCAAGTATCATAATTCCCATTCCACCACCTTCTCTTAAACCAACTTCACAAACTATTCCTTCTACTCCAACAATATCTTTTGCAGCATCATATAAAATTTTATGTTCTGCATGATCAAAATCCAACCCCAATTCTTTTACTCTAACTATTGCCTCTAACATAACAAATCTCTCCCTTTAAAAAATAAATTAAAACCTATCATATTGATGAACAATTGCGTAATTGTCCAATCTTTTTAAATCAAAATCAACAAGACCATTTGCTATAACGTGTAGGTGTACCGCAAAATAATCATTCAAATCTGTAAACATAACATCATCTTTGTAAGAAGTTTGAATTAGGTAATTGAAAGATGTTTGGTCTGCAACTAATCGTTTACCAACTGACATTAAATAAATGTCTCTACATATATTTTTAACATATTCTGCAGCCCCACCGAATACACCAACATTATAAACTTCTTTATCTAATAATGTTTCTACACCAATCCCACCAAGATTTACAAACAAATGTCTTTTATTCCAATCCTCTTTTTCATATTTAACAACTTCACTTGAAGCAATTATCATACTATGGGGTATGTCTGAGAATGGGTCTTTATTAAAATATACATCTCTTACATCTGTTATTAACACTTTATCAAATTCACTTTCATTTAATATTTGCCATATATGAAAGAATCGTATATTGTGAACTAATTCATAGGATGAATGTATATCCATTGTTCCTGTGTTAGTTGGAAACTGTATTGTAAATTCCCCATACATATTATGCTCTGGTAAAATAACTTCAACTTTATTGTCCGTTAAATACGATACCAACTCTGAATTAGGATTGTTATTATATAACAATAATATTCTTTTAGCTGATATAGTGTTTGATGTTTCAACCCACTTACTAATATCGCTTACATTATAATTGCCGCTGATTGCACCGATTAAAAGATTATCCATGATTCATGTTAAATAGTTGTATAAAATTCATTTTGCTTTTCTTGACGTTCTATTGTTTTTGGGTGTAACAAACAATAATCAACTTCCTCTGGTAATACAGCGTAAGTAGTAAATCCACTTAACCGTTCATGTACTTTGTTTTTCCAAACAATGGATTCTTTGTTTTTATAAATTCTTGTTTGTAAATCTGGCCAATTAACTCTACCTTCTTTGTCATAATTCCAATTCCACCTCTGTATGTGCTCTTCCGTTATTCCTTGAACCGTATTCCATCGTGGAACTAAAAACATATCAACTTCTTTATTTTCTTTTAAAATATCATGTATGCTAAGTAATAAACTTGTAGTAGGTGTTTCGTCAGCATCAATATTAAAAATCCATTCTTTAGTGCAATGTTTTTTCAAATTATTCTTGAAGCTAGAGAAATCATTGTTCAATGGAAATTCAATAGCGGTTAAGTTTTTTGATCTTGCGTTATACGAATTAACAACTTCTATAACCTCATTGGTTACAGATAAACTATCCATTTGAACAACTATTTCATCATATTCAGTTATTCTATCTTCCAAAAAATTCAATAAATTATCTAATTCTTTGTCTTCATTACAAACAGTTATAGTGTACGAAATCATTTTGTTTCCTCTGAACTACTAATTTTTCTTAGTTTGGGTAAACTAAGCGTAATTTTTTCAGCAAACTTTGGAAGTTTTTTATCTAACATATCTTCAAACTTTTTACACATAGAAGTATATGACCATATACTTTTTAATTCACGAATTCCAATTTTAGAATTTTGTAGATATTTGTTATAATTTTTATGAACTTTATCAAGTGTTTCTGCTGCACTTTGATAATCTACTGTAAACCAATGTGTGCCTTTGTTTATAATAGTATCCCAAACAGCACTATGATGAACCTCTAACAGTTTACCTTTTAATGGAATATGAAATTTTTCACTAATAAAGTCCATATGTCCACTCCAACCAGAAACGAGAATAGGTTTACCAGATGCCATAAATTCTGCAATTGGTCTTCCATATCCTTCACCTTTTGTAAATGAAACCATAGCCTTTATTTTATTATGATTGTAAAGAGAATTCATTTCACTATCAGTTAGTTCACCGTGTAGTAGATAAATCTCTGGTAGATTTTTCTTTTTACTCATTCGCTTAATAAGATTTATTTTATCCATTACTCTACTTCTATCCGAGACAGAGAATGTTCCACTTGTGCATTTCAAAAGAAGTGCTGGTGGATTTACTGTATCACCGAATGTTTCACAGAAAGTATAAATCAGTCCAGAAATATCTTTTCTATCTTGACCGAAGTCTCCTTTAAGCCAATGTCCAACAAACAAATATACGAAATTATTTGGAATAGAATCTAATATTTCTGTTATATTTTTTTCTAAAGGATTCTCTTTGTTGTATATATCAGTTCTAACACCTTCATGTAAAACTTCTACAGGTACAGTTACTTTAAGACTTCCAACTTTTTGGTTTGTTTGCTTATCCATTTTATCGTATTGAGTATTATCAAATACCCACTTAGCGTGTTTGGATGGAACAATAATCAAATTCATACGATTGCAACCGTCAACCCATTCAGGAGAACAAGCGTCAGTTTCCACACCTGCTGTAATTCCAATATTATATTTACCAACTGGTTGAAATTCATTTGGAATAGTACATTGCATCCAAATGTCTGGCTGTGATTGTAAACCTGGAATTATTAAGTCTTTAATTTTTTTCATATCTGCATCACCAGAATCCAAAGCATCCATTGGCGTCTCACCCCAATTTATTGATATTACTTGTATATCAAACTTATCCATTTCTATAAGTGATAACAGTAAATCTCTCGCATGGCATCCATAACCACTCATAGTTGCAACTGGTCCACAAAAAGCTAATTTTGGTCTATAACTCATTATTCCCTCACACTAAATGTAATTCAAAACTTTTTCTTGGTACGAAATTTTCAAATGTATCGTTGATACTTTTTGAAATTCGCTCACACATATTATTTCTTGACATACCAACTTCTGCGTTCATAATAAATTCTCTTCCTTTTAATCCAGCAGATATTCTATCTTCTTTTGAAGTTATGTACCACTCGTATAAAGCCCGACCAACATCTCTGAAGTCTGCTCTATCATCAAAAATATAAGGAGTTGGTACTGAACCTTGCAAGGAAATGTTTGATGGGAACACAGGTTTAACCCATTCACCATGTTGTAAATGGCCCCATTCATCTTTTCTATGAAGTGTATGAACTTCCAAATAATCTTCAGCTGTAAAATACGTACCAGTTTTTGGATTTATAAAACCACATTGGTCTTGTAAGCCACCTGTAACATTTACCACGATTGGTGTACCTGCTGCGATTGCTTCTGCTGTTCCTAAACCAAATCCTTCATTTGATGCCATATTAAGAACAACATCGGCTACATTATATAAGATATTTAATTTTGGAGATGGAACTACTTTATCGTCAAACAAAACCATATACTCACTACATAGTTCACCAACCAATGCAACTAAGTCAGTTCCATTTGGGTCAACTGGTTGAGTATGCATCAATAGACCGCAGTCTTCTGCAGCATTGCCACCATTCTTATCCACAAGTTGGCAAAAATGTTTATAAGCAAGAACCACGTCACCTGGATGTTTACGATGAATGTTTCTATTATTCCACATAACAATAAACTTATTTGGATTGTTACCACGAAGTTTTTTACTTTCTTCTTGTAGTTCATCCCATTGATGATGTTTTTCTGTTTCATTTTCATTTATTGGGTGAAACATACCAGTATCAATTCCATGTGGTACATATGTTATTCTATGTGCTGGAATCTCTTCATCAAATCGTTTAAGTATGCGTGTATTTAATCCATACGTCTGTTTTGAAATTGCCATTAACAAATCACAACTTGCATACGCTTCTTTGTTCCACATAGGATCCGTTGCTGTATTTCCAATTAAACCAGCACCATCCCATATATTCAAATACATCAGCGGAATTTTTTTACGTATTTCATGTTCCATATTATATAACCATCCCCAAAATCTGGGGTCTGTGAAATGTAATATAGCATCTGGTTTTTCTATATCAATCAACCTACGGATTAAAAATGGATCACCGTATCCATCGTTACAAAAAACTCTAACACTCGCTGTTTCATCCCCACTACGTTCTCTTGCGTCTTGTGATAAATCGAATATCTTTCCCTTGTCTGGATGATTAATTGCAGCACCCACTTGAATCCAATCAAAATCTTTTACTGTTCCGAGAACCAAATCACGAGAAACAGTCGCTATACCAGACGTTAATCTTAAATCGTCAGATAATAATAATATTTTTTTCTTTGCCATACAAAACCTTTATAAATTTAATTTATTTTTCAAATAGATAAACTACCAGACAAGTGTGCTTGAATCAACTTCTCAACCAACCCACTTAATTTATAACCATTTTCAGTACAATATTTTAGCAAATCTTCTTTTATAGATTGCCGAAGTTGAATACTTGAATATTTTGATTTTTCATCCACGATTTTCTCCAATGTTTATATGAATTCCGTACATACATAAGTATGTACTAATTATAGAAAACAGTAGAAAATAGTAGAAAATATTTTAGAACGGTAGGGTATTTCTTTTTTCTTTCGGACATAGTTCTTCAGATTTGTTGAAATCACAAAATTTACAATTATAATAGTCATTACCACCTTCTGGTGTATAAACAACATCTAACTTAAATTCACCGTCTTCTGTAAAGTTGGTGGTTATAAATTCGTGTATTTCTTTTTGAATTTGATTCTGAGAAACTTTTCCATGCGATGGTTCAAATCTTTGAACTCTTTTTTTCATTGCTTCATATTCAGCGTCTTCCCTTATCTTTCTTCTTAGAATAAGATATTCAATGTGAATACTATCGGGACTAACATTGTATTGTTTTGCGTAATATGTTTTATACAAAACAAGTTGCGATACTTTTGCTTTATCATTCTTTTGATACTTACCCCATCCGCCAGTACTTGTTTTGAAATCGTAAATATAAATCTCATCTGTTTTTGTATTCTTTATTACCAAGTCCAAAAATCCAACAAGTCTTACATTTGAATGTGTTTCAACTGGAATTATATTAATAGGTAATTCTATTCCAACTAATTCATAATCTTTCTTTAAGAAGAAGTCTGCCCTATGTGCCTTGAACCATTTTAGAATTTCAATACCATCATTACAATACTCAGCAAGTTCATTTTGATTTGAGAAATGAACACCATTTGTTTCGGTAAGTATTTTTTTATAATGTTCCTTCAAACCATTCTGAAGCATTGTGTCTAATTCTAAAGCGTTGGCTTCATTTATTGACTTTTCATATATAGTCTTTACATATTCTTGCAGAACTTCATGCATTACCGTTCCAAACAACATTGCTATGTTTGGAGTAAAAATACCAACCTTATCTTTGTAAACAAGTTTCCATCGGTGAGAACAACTCTTCCACATTTGATATTGTGAAAATGATATTTTTTTATCAGACATTTTGTTTTTTTGCCCTTAATGGTACGAATAAATTGACGATTGGTAAGTTGCCAGTATCATAGAATACACCACTAAAGAATTGACCTGCTGTTCTTAACATAGCATCGTAATCTATTACACCATATTGGTTGACAGATGATTGCATTATTTTGAAAGCGTTTGGATTTTTTATAGCAAGTGAATCTGGATTTGTTTGATACTCCTTCAATACCTGCGATACGTTTAGTATTTTAGTACCATCATATTCTGCTGCATATAAATTATTACTCTTAACCATATGCTCAACTCTTGTTAAGTCTGTATAGTAAAATACCCTTGGTACTTTTGATAGTTTATAATCGTTACGTGACCAAGAAGATGGACGTTGACTTGATAATGCCGGATCAAGTATTGCTACATTTCCTAAATCTTCTTTTGAAAAGTGATATAACATAACTCTACCAGTTAAGGTGAACGCTTCCATTATCAAGTCTTTTAGTTTCATCCAATTTTCTCCCACTCAAACTCGTTATTTCCAAAATGACCATTCCTTGCAGTTTGTAAATAAATAGGAGTTTTTAATTTTAATCTTTCAATGATTCTTCTTGGAGTTAAATCAGCGTGAGAAAATTTTCCCAATCCGTATTCTATGTCAGTTGTTGGATCGTATATGCGATATGAAACAGGAAACTCTTCACCGATTACATAAGCCAATTGAACTTTTATTTTATTTGCGTTTGGATTCTCATGCAATGTTTTAAGTGCAATGTGTCTCGCCATATAAGCAGCACTTCTATCAACTTTACTTGGGTCTTTACCAGAGAAAGCACCACCACCAATTTCACAATCAGCACCGTATTGATCAACTACAATCTTTCTACCTGTTAGTCCACAATCAGAAACTGGACCACCTATGTTCCATTCACCTGCAGGATTTATATGATAAATTGTTTTATCTGTAAATAATTCTGCAAGTTCCTTTGGAATTGTTTCCAATACAACCGATAAAATATCTGAATGAAAATATGTTCTAAGTTGTTCAAGTGAAACCATTTCGGAATGACAAGTTGAAAATACAACAGAATGAATACCAACTGCTTTACCATTAGCATATATAACAGATACTTGACTCTTCATATCAGGACGAAGTTTTTGTACGTGTCCATGTTTAGCACCTTTCTTTCTAATATCAGTTGCTACTTCAATAATTTTTTTAGCTAAGTAAATTGCTATCGGCATATAAGTTGGAGTTTCACGCGTTGCGTATCCAAACATAATACCTTGGTCTCCCGCTGTTATAACTCCGGCTTTATCAACCGCTTGATTAATTTCAGGTGATTGAGTTGATATATTAAAATGAATACGGCAATGGTCTGAATTGAAGAACGGTGATTCTTCTTTTGTATAGCCAATATCTTTTATAAGTCCTTTAATTAATCTAGTTAGTGATAGTTCCAACGTTCTCTTATCTTTATCAACAATAGATTTTATTTCACCAGAAACATAAATATCGCTATCCTTTACCATTACTTCACACGCAACTTTTGCATCTGGATCTCTATCCAAGTACCAATCAAGAACTGCGTCTGATATTTGGTCAGCTATTTTATCAGGATGCCCTTCACTTACATATTCTGAAGTCCATATATACATACTCATTATTTACCCCACTTATTAGATTGAACAAGTTGTGCAATTATTCCATATACAGAAATGTCTTTGAATGTATCATTTAAGGATTCACCAACTGCATCTTGTGAACCAAACATAATCATTTGTTTATATCTGTTTATTTTATCATTAATTCTAAAGAATAAACCTTGTAAAGAAAGTTTACGATCATCTTCTCTCTCAAGATTGCTTCCCATTGAAATATTATCTGGACCATAGTTCTTTTGTTTTCCACAGAATAGTTCGTACTGTTCTTGTTGAATACGTTTAAATTCTTTAGTCATAGTAGGATATTTTTCTTCCATTTCAGAAACAACACCACTTTGTTTCCGTCCTAAATCTATTTCTTTAATTGACATTTTGTTCCTCATTTTATTGTCTTCAATTTCTTTTCAAAATCTTTTATTGCGTCTTCCTTAGTACCGTACTTCTTTAGTATAGCGATAAGTTCGGTTGGATTAGTAGTTTTCAGAAAACGAATATACTCAAACACTTCGCTCTTTCCAAGTTGAAAATGGTTACAAAATAAAGTAATCATTTCTGGTTCTATGTTAACTCTGTTCTTAGCTTTAACATATTTTAGAAAGAACGAATGTTTTGGTAGAGTATCCGATAATAGTTTATAATAATCTTCTGATGATAATATTCCATTCGAGTATTTTTGAAATTCATTTATAACTTCCACAAATTCCGGCTCCATAGAGAAGAAACGTGAAATCATATAGTTACTCCAACTCTTCTTATCTTCTTCAGATAAGTCTTCCCACTTTGTCTTACGAAGTGTAACACCTTTTAAGTGGTCGAATATATTCTTAGCAGCCATTATTAAAATCCTATTAATCGTTTAGTTGTTGTCTTCTTGATGGTAAAAACTCTTCATTGATATTTCCACACTCAAGACAAGCGTATGTTGGAATTGGAATAATTCCTTCTTGTCCAGTTGGTGAAAGTAATGCAGAAATCTTTTTAAAGAACGTTACTTGATGGAAAAACTTTCCACCACAATTAGTACAAGCAATATCACTTGCTTGATTTAAGTCAACATTAATTCTTTGTCCTTCTTGTCCTGGCGGTTGCCCACCTCCATTAATATCAAATACACTCATCCTTTCCTCCTTTGTTCAATTTCCATAATAATTTGAATAAACATTGCCATTGCATTTATTTCGTGGTCAACCACAAAACTATCTTTATACTGTGTTTCTGCGATGATTAAAATAATAGTTGATACAAAACCGCTTGCGTAACTATCTACATTATCATAGAGATAACGAAACAGTTGATTAAAATCTCTCGCATGATTGTCTGCAAGTATCTGACGAATACCTTCAAACTTTTCTTTTTTGTTTTTATTTGATTTCAGTAAATCAACAATAGTTGAAAAGTAATTAGTTTCCACCAATGTTGATTCATCTAACTTCAGATTACCGTTTATAACACATCGTTGAGTTGTATTAATAACTCTACGAATATCTGGATAGTTGGAGTTTATAATACTAACAAGATTTTCTTTGTTATACTTAACCCCTTCAGTTTCCAAAATAGTTACAAGATGTTGTGCAACTTCTTTCTTTGATGGCGGAACTATATTAAAGATTTGACAACGAGATTGAATCGGGTCAATAATCTTTTCAACATAGTTACACGTTAAAATGAAACGAGTAGTTTTACTGAATGTTTCAATTACATTACGAAGTGCTGCTTGAGCATTGGGCGTAAGGTAATCACTTTCATCAAGAATAATAAGTTTTAATCCACCAAATCCAATTGAAGAAGCAAACTGTTTAATCTTATCACGAACAGTATCTACTGAGTTTTCATCCGACGCATTGATATAAATGTAGTTATCTTTTGCGATAGAGTTCGCAACAATTTTAGCAAGAGTTGTTTTACCGCTACCAGCATCGCCATGTAAGAGTAAGTGCGGTACATCATTTGTTTTAATATATTGTGCAAAAGTTTCTTTAACTGTTGGGTTTCCAACGTAAGTTTCAAGTGTTTCGGGACGATACTTTTCGTTCCAAATTGTATGAGATTTGTTAAACATACGTAGCCTATATTCTTAATAATTAATTTCTACAAATATACGAATTTATTCTTTATCTACCAACGGCTTACGAAAAATAAATACAGGTTCTCTTTTATATCCAGCACCCATAATTACTGATAGAATAAGATTAATTTTACCTTCATCTGTGAAACCTACTTCTTTTGCGTAATGAACTGTCATTTCTTCCAAGTCTTTATACTTTGGTGTATTTGCAATGTTTATCAACATATAACCGCCTGATTTCAATCCATGATAACAGTTACGGAATGTTCCTTGAAGAAATCCAGAACCCCAAGTATCACGAGTTGGAAACTTATTATACGATTGAGTTGGTTCATCGGCATATTGTTAAGTATAAAAATACGGCGGTGAAGTGAA